TTGGTATTATTATCTGGTGCTTCATTAGTATTACTTTCACTAAGTATTTTTTGAAATATGTTAGCCATTATTGTACCTTATAACCTAATTGTTCAGCTAATTGCATTGCTTTTGCTTCATCATTATTTGTGTATTGGAGAATATTTCTTGCATTTGCATCATCTAAAATAGTCCCTCTTGAAACTTTTTGAATTCCTAGTCCAGATAGTGATCTTTTTGGTAACTTAGGTTCCATTGTATTTAGTTTATTTATTTCACTATCAATTACCATATTTGCTGTTTTTTTATTAATATTTGACGGTAAATTAGATATACGTCTCATAGCACTTATTCTTGCCTTATTTTCTCTTTCTGAAAGATTTGCTCGAGGTGCTAAATTATCTTTAATTTGCTCCAATTTTGCTTGAGAAATAATTCCTTTATTAAACTGAGTATATATTTGATCTGTTATCCAAAAACCCTGTTTATCAAATTGTTCTCTCATTTCAACAGCTTTTCTATTAATCCCGCCCCAGGTGCCAGATTTTCCACCTTGTGTACCGAAAATTGATAATAGATTTCCTATTTTTTCTGACCCAGTATATGGAAGCATCTGCTGAAGTTCATCTAAAGTTGTTCCCATATTTTGCTTTTCTAATTCTTCTTGACTTTCTTCTTTTTTACCAAAAAACTGGGCATTTAGTGTTGGCCCTAATGTTTTTAAAAGCTCTGCTCCTCCTGGCTGTGATAATATTTTCCCTAAGGCAGAGTCTTGCCCAAACATTCCTGATAAATTTTGTCTTTGTGTTTGTTGTAACTTAAATTTTTGGGCTTTTTGTAAAGCATTTGTTAATGAACTACCCGCTTGCTGTATTCCTTGTGCTAACCCACTTTGGTCAGGTGTTACTAAAACCATTTTATCCTCCTCTCTGTAATCCGAATCCTGGACTGTACATAGATCCAGATGGGACACTTCTTGCTGTTGTTGGACTTGCTGAACCTTGGCCACCAAATAAACCGCCTAATCCGCCACCTAAAGCCGCACCTAATGGACCTCCTAAAGCTCCGCCACCTAATTGGCCTAGCATTCCTATTAATGGCCCTAGTATACCTTGATGTTGTTGAACTTGTGGCTCAAACATCCTTTGGCTAGCTGCTGTCATTCCTCTATTTTGACCTAGGTTATACTGGTTCATCATTTGGCCACCTAATTGCGTACTTAAGTCTGTCGCAGACTGCGCTAGTGCTTGGTTTAGTGCAGACGAGCCCTGCTCATCACCTAAAAACTGTTCTTTAATTCCAGGAATTATCTGTCTTTGCATCATTTGCTGTGCTGGATCTACAAATGATTTTTGAAACATGTCTTGGAACTGTTGAGGGTCTTGGCCCTGCATTGCTGTTCCTAAATATTGTTGTTGTTCTGGAGACAATAAATCAATATTTTCTCCTTGGGTAGAACCACCCATTAGCGTCTGTCCGATAACGACCTCCTCAAGCTGTTGTTTCAAGCTTAACTATTTTATTTTCTTTAATTTCTTCTTTTGGATCATATTCCATAAGGCAGTTCCTGCTGCGTTTAAATCCATATCGCTCACTATGCTTAGGATACGGGTTAGCCCAAAATACCTTATTTAACGATCCCTTCTGAAGTATCTCTTTAACATGTGAAGCCAATTTCTTTACCGCAAGTCCTTTCCCCCAATATTCTTTATCAACCGAGTATGTCTGTATGAATATGTCCTTTGCTAGAGCGTCAACGGTAAACCACAACATGCCCTTAACTTCATTTTCTTTGTTAACTAATACATATAGATGGTTGAACGGATTTAGTTTGAAACCGTCTGTGCTTGGGATCAAACAATTCGTTTGTTGATATCTAAAAAAGTCAGCTATCGCATAGTTTCTATTTCTTACTTGTTCTATTAGATAATGAGGAACAACACTTGGTTCCATACATCTTATCCATCGTAATTCGTCTATCTTATTCATCTTCTAATCCTATATATTTTGAGTGTATTATCAACCGTCCAGAAGCAGGCACAGCTAAGTTTGCAGTAGCCGCAGCAGGAGTTACGCTATATATTTCCCCTCTGTATGTATCTGGAATAGCATTGATTACTAAATAATTTCCTAAATAAGCAACGTTTGAAGATTGTGCGGTTCCAACAAATGGCATACCTCCTGACGGTAATACTCTATATGGCAATTCAAGATACAAATTTCCAGTAGCAGTTGTTGCACTCCAAGTTATGTCAGCGAATAGTTCTGTATATATTCCCTGTCTGATTGACCATCCGTATTGAGCTGTATATGTAAAGACTCCAGCAACCGTTCCAGCTAGAGTAGGCACCCATTGTGTTTGGTCTGTATCAGCATAATTCCTTATTGTTCCATTTACATTCTCTGTTATCCGTTCATACATACCTTGTAGCTCAAAAACTAAATCTCGCTGATATCTATCTGTATCTTCTTCATTTTGATAATCAACTCTAAGAGGTAAATCTATACTTGTTGGTAATGTCATTAGTTTATCTGTCTTTTGCCAAGTTTTTTGAAAGAAGGTTTGAATGCATGAATTCTAAATGGCCTATCTAATCCACTTGATACAAATCTCAATTTATGCTGGAATCCAGTGCCACCTGCATATATTCTTTTCCAAGTCTTTGTTTGATAGTATTTCCTGCGATATATAGCTCCACTAGATGTGAATGCATCAAATAGAGTACCATCAATGCCGTCTAATGTAATATTGTTAGCATCTACGCGCGTTACGGTATAGTTATCAGCAGCTTCACCACTATTTATTTGGTACATTCCTTCAACGCCATATATATGTATTACATCACCAGTTGACAGACCGTGATCTGGTGAAGTAACATTAACTGGATTTGCTAGTGTTGCGCCATTGATTTGAGAAATATAGTTAAGGTTTGGCAAAAAATCGATGGTTCGAGAAGTATATGGTGACGGATCAGTATCTTTATAGAATTCGATTAAAGCTGTCGTTCTTTTGTCAGTATCAACATAAAAGTCTACGAAAGGCATTTTAGATTCTGAGCCATCTTCTTTGAAAGGATTCCATGCGGCCGTTATAAAAGTAGATTCAATATCAGATCCGTTATCGTCACCATCCGATTCCATAATGTAAACAATTCCACTAATATCTCCACCTAAGAAAATCTCTTGATCTTTTTCAAAAAAATAAGAAAAGAAACCTTCATCTGTAAAGTCTGTTAATGAAAAATCTTTATGTTTAGCTACCGTAAAATCGTCTAACCCGTAATCTTCAGTTAAATTACCATAACCAAGGCAATTCATATTTATTGTATAAGTAGAATAAGCACTGGAATCATCATCATAAATTAATGCTGAATCACTTTCGTTATCTTCAGTCGTTATAGTATTAAATAAAGTCCACCATCGTTTATTGGCATAACTTCTTTCACAAAAAACTTTTGGAAATTCTGTAGCATTTACGCCATTCGTTGTAAAATCACTTATTCGATCATCAACTCTTCTTGTTTCGACTCCATCGGTTGCTGTGATACCACGAATCCCCAAAGCTACAACATATCTATCGTAACCAACTGATGCCATTTTTCCGTCACAAGCTCTGAAATCATTAATCTTTTTCCATTTAAATGACCTGTTAGGATCTGACTTAGCAGTTAACGACCAAACAGAATTTGTAAAGAAAACTATTATCTGATTTTGAATAGCTCTAGCAGATATTATATGTTCGCCTGTTGCAGCATCAGTATACCCACCTCCGCCCGCTACAGTATCAATCCATCCAGTTAATTCGTCTGGTTTTTGTTTAGCACACCATCTAGCTCTTTGAGGATGGTTTACACTAGCAGCACCACTGGTTGATTCATAAGTATTGAGTACAACTAATCTTTGACCTAAAGTAAATAATAATTTTCCGCCAACTAACAAGTCTGTTGTGTTCAATGTAGGATTAAATGGAACTGTTAAAGTGTCATCAGTGTCTCCATCATAATATCTAATTCCATCAACTATAGGCGCTCCAACAGGAGTCCCAGACTTTCCGTTTGTAAAATATAATCTATTTGTCCCAGATGAATTTTGCCAATTTGTAGACCATACATAATCATATTCTCCAGAACTAAAAATATCCGCAACGTCTAATTCAATAAATGCTAAAGTACCACCGTCAAACCTATACGCTCTTCTAGCATTGAAGGCCAAAGTAGTCTTTATGTTCTGAAAATTAATATAACGAGAAATTCCCATAACTCGGTCTGTAGTTATGTTTGTTATAACGCCACCAGCAACATAAGCGGTATATGCAGAAGTATCAACTCCAAATGTAAATGTAGTAAGACCCGTAACAGTTATCGTATAAACAACCCCATTTACTTCAGTCATTCCAGTCACACCACTAAAAGTGACTTTATCCCCATTTGTAAAACCATGATTTACATCAGTTGTTACTACTCCCAATACAGCTTGTGTAATAGCAGTAATGCTAATTACAGTTAAAACTGTAGTTCCATAAACAGTATATCCTTGCCTTTTTTGTAAAAATCCATGCTTTATATGAACATTATCTAAAATAGAAAAGGAATCTACAGGAGAAAGCCAAGATTCCATGTCAGTATCTAGACCTGTTTTAAAGGGAGAAATTAATGAATTAGTTGACATTTTTATCTCTTTGTTAATTTCCTATTGCAGTCCAATAAATTTGTGTAGTATTAGATGCCTTAGCAGTAAACCCTGCTGTGCTTTTAGCGGTTATTGATACATAAATAGCAGCTGCATTACCAGCTGTACAAGTAACCGTAAAACAACTATGTGGGAATGACGCTGTATCAGGCGCGAATGTATATGCAGTCCCACCAGTAGTTACACCAGCTAATACACCCCATTTTAAAATTATTCCGCCTTGCAAAAATGTTTGTCCTTCAGACAGAGCGCTAGGCAGTCCTCCTGTGATTTGTATAACATTAGAATCAGGATCTATTGCATATAACTGAGGATCACCAGCGGTGTCATCTTTTGAATAAGCTATAACTGTATCAGCAAGAGCTGTCGGATCATTAGCGACTACTAATGGCGTTCTATTAGCCAAGTTGAGCGCTTCAGGAAGGAATGTAGAGTCTGCTGATTCTATCGCTTCCCAATTAGGTCTAATTACTGTGCCTAAATTCCTTAGTTTTGTTGTGTCTTGAGGTTGACTAGTGTCCCAAACCATTTTTTACTCCTAAAAATTGGGCATTGCCCGTATGTTTAATAAATCTTGTTCTGTTCTAGTTAATACATAATTCACTTGCTCTTTATATAAGACCGTTGTTTCAGAATACGCATCATTCTCGCCATAATCAGCGAATATGTCCCTTGAAGTTCCATAAGCTATACATGGACCCCATTCATTCAAGTCTGGTGTATCTGTTGCTTCTTCTAGTGCGTCTACTATCTTGTACGATGTCATATTGATCTTATATGCTTGATCTGGCACTGGTAGTAATCGAAATTGATTTTGAAAATATAAGATTGCTTGTGGTCTTCCTGCTTTGAATAGAACATAGTTTAAATGTATTAAATCTTCATCTGCTGGAGCTGCATTAAATGTTACACTTACTGCCCCTGTATCATAATTGATTGTAGCTGTTCCCCCCGCCGATCCTGTGAGAGCTACATCTGCTGTAGTCCAAGTAGTTGATGTGTCTTCGAAAGTCTCTACGTCATCTGATATAATCAAAGTCCCTGGCATAATTGGGAATCCTGTAACAGTAGTTGTAAAAGTTACTGTTGCTGCATCTCCTGTCCAGGGATTTGAAAAAGTGTATTGCGTTGCAGAGTTTAAATTGTCTTCTTGGAATTTAGCCGGATCTTGATACCATAGCATTGATAAATTATTAACAGTAGCAGGTGGTTCATAATTAGTATAAAGCGTGTCAGGAGTAGCGTAATATGATTCATTTGGTGAAGTTAGAAAATTGTAATATACACGTTTTTGTTCTAACTTAACTTCTGCCGGAAAAGTAAATTGATAAAATCTATTTATGTACTCATCCAGTTGATTTGTAGTTAATTCATTTTCAGAAAATCTACCAGTTACCTGTCTAACTTTGTTTCTAATTGAGGATAAATTCCACGTAGCCATTTTACTCTCCGAATGTTTGTCTCATTTGAAATCTAGGTTTGTTTCCAACTAATTTTTTGGCTATACCTCCTAGTCCATTAGGTCTCCAATCCCACATTGGAGTGCTTCTGGATTCAATCCATCTAGCAATAAATCTAGGCATTTTGTATTTCCCACCTGGGAATAATGTGAAAACATGTTGGTGTTTTGCGTTTCCATATGGAAATCTTAAAGAGACGTTTGGCTCTTCAATATTCAGAAACTCGAACTCACAGATTTCTCGAAGGAATTTTTCTTCCTTTTCACTCTCCGGCTTCTTACCTATGATAGGAAGCGTTTGAAGATCATCTACAGCCCTCTTGTCATGTTTTATTTGACTCATAATCTACCTCGCGTATAGAAGAGAGGGGAATCTAGGTCCCCAACTCTTACGGTTTTTTTAACTACTAGGTTACAGAATTGCTACCATGAGCAACGGCTACCATAACGTCATCATTTCCACCAACAGGATCAGCACCCAAAGTAATTCCGCCGATAGCGAAGTTTTCTATTGGAATAGCTTTACCATCAGTGTCAGACACTCTAGTTACTTTTCCGCCTGAAACATAGACGCTGTATCCAGTTACAGAGGTGTCTGTTGCTGTTGTTATTGTTGTCGCTGTTACAGAAGCAATTACGAAAGTATTGTTTAAACTTGCGTCTCCTGTTAAATCATCAGCTATTTCTGTTACTTTTATTGTATCGCCTGCTGCGAATCCAAAAGTTGAAGTATCATTTACAGTCAAAACACCAGGACTAGCGTTTGTGAATCCGCTAATTGTTGCTCCAACCGCTGTTGATTGTGCTAACGGTGTGAAACCGTTAGTTAGTGTTACTACTCCTGTGTCAACAAGGACATAGGAAGCATCTGGCATAGATGAGTTCCAGTATTTCTGCCACCCATCTGTTAAATTTGTTACAGTAATTTCATCTACTGTAAAACCTATAGACTCATTTCTTACAACTGCTGTTGCTGGGTTAGTCCATCCCCAAATTTTCATTTGTGACATAACTTACTCCTAGCTGTGTGTTGCCATTAAATTAATCATAAAGCTATCATTTAAAATTCTAGATACGAACGGGTGTTGCCATCCGACAGTTCCTCTTTGGTGAAGCGGATCAGCAGATCCAGCAGAACCTAATGGTTCAACATAGAATTTGCCTGTTTCACTTCCTAAATGCACTACTGCATAAGCTTCTTTTCCAACGATCATGTTGTTATATACTGGAGTTGCAGCAGCACTTACGCTACCAACACTTGTGTATAACCATCTTACGTTGCCTGTAGAACCCCATTCTGCATCTAGTACTGGTTGTTGTGACGCATAGTTAGTAGAGTTAACGAACGAAGCTACTGCTTCTAAGTCATCTAGTAAGTCTGTATCAATATAACCCCAGAATGCTGGTCTTGTTGGTGTAGTGCCTATTCCTGTAGAGGCTTTGATAACCTCGGAAATCATCTCAGCGTCGTTTCCAAGCAATGTCTTAACTGCTGAATCAATATCAGCTTTCGTTAATTCTGTTGGAGTTTCGCCGTTAATTCCGTTGCTGCATTGCAGTACAGAAGTTGTACTTGCAAGCACATCGCGTGTAATTTCGTCGATGGATTGAGCAAGATTTTGTGCTAAAAGACGAGAAGATTCGTTGAGAACCCTGTCTTCTACGGTAAGTTGCACTTGATTTGTAATAGTTACAAAGTTACCATAAAATGATACTCTAGCTTTTATATCTGTAGCCGATAAAGGCGCTCCTGGGGGAGATATTCCATCTACTAATGGGATTGGTACAGTTGAAAGCTTTGAGTATCTTCTAAATACAATTGTATCTCCGTTCTTTTCAGGAAGAATTCTACGTTGTGCGAATTTTGTATGCACAAGTGTAGGATACGCAGTCATCAATAAACATTCTGTTACTTTTGTGACCTCTTACGAGGCGAGAGAAACTCTTCGGATTCTCTTCATGATCTTTCTTTTCCAACTATAATCATGTTCAGACTTTCGCATCCTCGATTTTAGTCGAAGTCTCTTTGTTAAGTCGTTCACGCTGCACATCCTAAGATTGCTTGCGCCCTGTCGTCCCGTTGTAGGACTTCCAAGTCAATTAAAAGAGATTTATACAGACCCTATATTTTAAGCCTGTCGTAATATTCCCGAACTGCCGGTGGAAGTACCGCAGTTGTTGTCATTGTCATGTTATGCTCCTATATTTAAGCAAGATTTCTGTTAACCAACTCACGGAAATCGCCATCTGACATATCTTTATACTTTTTAGCTTGAGAAATAGGAGAAGTAGACCCCATGCTCGACAATGTACCCGCTTTTTGCGAGTTCTCAACTATGCGTTGTGCGTCAGCAGATTTTTTACTCTTCTTATTCTGTGTTCTAAATGTGTCTGAATTTTTGGCCAGATAATATGCGAGTTCGTAGTCTTGAGTTTGTTGTAATGTGTTCTTTAAACCTGGATTGGTTTTTAAAACTTCGGGTAAATATTTTGAGATGGTGTCTTGATAATCTGGATACTTTTGAGTCATCTTAAGCTCGTCTAACGTCATCTTGAAGTTGTTAGCCATCTTGTTGGACATTTTTTTAAATTCCCCAACAGTCATGACATCTCCATCATCCAATCCATCGAACTCGTCTTTGGGTTTTGGTTGATTTTGTTGCTGGTTAGACTGCATAAGACTCAAATGATCCTTCATCATCTTGAGTTCATCTTCCGTCTGTTGTCTTTTCGCTCTTTCAGATTGCAAAGCAGATAGAGGCACATTCTGATTTTGTTCAGTCTGTCCTTGATCACCATCGACTATCTCTGTTTGAGCTTGATTAGTGTCAACTTCTGGAGGAACGGCGGCTTCCTGATTTTGATCGCCCGGGATATTGTTTTCTTGATTCATCGCGTGTAACTCCTTTTACGCCCGTTCTGACCCCTAGCGGTTCTTAGGTTTTATGGTCATTGTCGGCGGCACTATTTTGTTAAATAAGCTCCTGGTATAGATGTAGTTTCTACGACTATTTCATCACAGGGCTTGGCACCTAGTTCTTTCAAGGCATCGAAATCAAAAGGTCGCTGAGGCATATTTACATGCCATTCAATAGACCCTAATGAATTATCTACTCTACCGTAAACAGCTCCTACTTGAAGCGTTGGTTGAGCCTTGTATGCCTTTATGTGCTTGATTAAAGTGGGGTAACCATCGATTGCGGTCTTGGACGGTTTTGCAAAAATAACTATCCAATACGGATCTTTTAAATCCTGATTGGCAGAAACAATTTCTTGTATTTGCTTGTTATCGTCTTCAATTATCGCGTCTCGGGTCTCTCCCGTTTCTTGCACCATAATTTACCTATATACTGTTTGGTAAAGCTTGAGCTGGATAGCCCTTGCTTCCACATGAGTATTTTCTTATTTTTCCTAAATCATACTGTTCGGTATTGGTATTTATTGGTCTTGCAGGACTAGCTTGTGTGTTGTCCTTTAAACTCATACCCTTACCGGAAGATTTAGCTTTGCTCATATCTTTCATTTAAACTCCCGAAGGTTGTTGTGGTTGTTGTTGTGGCGTTTGGGTTGCTGTTTGCTCCCCTTGTGCAGCTATTGCTACATCATCACTTTTAATCTCTAGTTCGTCCTGTCGGTTCATTTCAATCATTGTATTAACAATGCCCATGTATTTCACTAGTCGGTCGTCATCCATTGACTCAAGTTCTTTCATCGCTTTTACCCTAGCTAATGAGGCGTCTGCCCTATCTTCTACAGCTCTAGCTCCTCTTTCATCTTCTAAAGATAAGTTGGCAACAGAACGTGTAAACCGCTCTTTTGAACCCGCTATTTTTTCGATTGAAGAGGCTTTGTTAAGTTCTAATTGAGAATTTAAGATTTGTTGCTGGATTTGTTGTTGTTCTTGAGCTTGTTTGGATTGTTGAGCTTCAGATTCTTTGATTTGTTCGTTGTATTCTGATTTGCCTTGCAATGGAGCGGCTTCTATCAACATTTTAGGTGTTATTGGGCTTCCTTGAGGTCCACCAGTTAACTGATATAGGTCAACAAGCTGTTTGAAATAGATTTGGCGTTGAGAGTCTGTTAAAACACCTTCTTGAACGTTAACGTCATACTTTATGAAGTCTTTCGAATAGATTTGTTCTGTTGGCTCTTCATTGATGATTCTTTTGATCTTTTCAGGTTTCCAAGTCTTAATCATTTTGAGCGTCTTATGAGATATTAGTTTCTGTGCGTAACGTAGGTTATCGAATAGATCTTGTAGGTTAACGATTGAGGCTCCCTGACGAAGCATCATCATAATCCCAGACTCTTGGGCATTCTCAGTTTGACCGAACGCAGCATCATTAACACCAGCTATGTTCATTATGTCTGTGTCGAATTGCTTTTGAAGTTCAAACATACCCTGTGGTATTTGTGCCGGCTGGATCTTTTCGATATCACCTGGCTGGACATCTTCTTCTTTCCAAATAACTTTGCCTTGAGAGCTTCGAAATAGTGATCTTGGGTTAACTACAGATGATTTCTTAGCCATCCAACCTGAATTTATTTGAGAATCAAGTATGTCAATCATTTGAGAACGGCGCTTATTAGCTTCTTTCTGTGGATCAAGCATACATCTGACTAAAGACTGCATTTTGAGTCCCCAACAATCTGCTTCTGGCTCGAAAATACCTACTAAAGGTACAAACGGGTACTCATTGAGTCCAAATTGGTTCCTTTCAGTTCTCATTAGCTGGTTGTTAACGATGATATTGCATTCGATATACTTCTTAGGTCTCATTACGACTTTCATTTGGGGATAACTTTTTACAAAAAACTTCAGCCCATCATCATCACCTTCCCACTCAGTAAATTCTCCTGTCTCTTGGTCAACAAGCATAGGAACTTTTTCCCAACCCTGTTTGTAATACTCGTTATAAGCCATGAACTTCTCGCCATTAGGTTGCGTTTGATATGGTAACCATGTGAATTTGTCGTCCCTTGACCATCCCATTTCAGCTAATGAATGAATATCTTTCTCCTGACCTGGTAACAAGGAGGCTGTCTGTTCAGGAGAAAGATATTTGCGTCGAATGACATAAGAACAATCAGAAAAATCTAATTGTGTGAAATATGGATCTGTAATAAATCCACTGAAAGGCTCTCTACCATACTTAATGTCCCCATTGATCGGATCGTCTCGGTAATCCATCCAAAGAGTCAGTAAATTAAATCCAGTCTTTAATGCGCCACCAAATGCTTCAGAGATGAACTTGTAACCATCGCCCGAAGTCAAAGCATAAAGTAGTAATTGTGATAATTGATCGGCAGATTTTTGATCAGAGTTTTCTACAGGTGCAACAATAGAGCTAAGTCGGTTCTTTCGTTGATATCCAGTTAGTAAGTTGATATTTCGGCGAATATAGTTGAATACTAGCGCGTTTCTGCCTTCTTCGTGCAGTTTCTGCTTCTCTTTGTCATTCCATTGATCGCCCAAATATGCGCGTAAATCCGTGTCAGCTAATGGATAGAACGGATTCCACGCCAGATACGAATCTTCATATCGTTCATCGAATTCTTTAATAATAGATAAATCTGACATTAATAATCCTCGCGTGTAATGACTCACCCATTGCTGGGACGGTTAGAGTCGGATCAATTTACTTGACTTGTTTTTCAGGTGAAAGGGGCGTTAAATCAATATCGTAATTCAATTGATCTTCTATTAACTTTTCTATATACTCTTCAGCAAAGTTATCGGGATATTCTGTTTGCCACTTCAGCATAACATCACAGCTTGCTAACAAAAGGATTAGAAAAAAACATGTAATTGGGAGATATTTCATATTTATACCTTATTTTCTTTACAAATATATACTCTATATCGTAAAGTGTATCTAAGGTGAATTATAACATATTTTAGAATATTTTATATATAGTGATATTTTTTTTGAATTACATTCCGATTAACACTTCAAACGCTGTTTTTACTTGCAACGGCACTACTGAGTTTCCAAGGGCTTTAATCCTGTCCACCCTATTTTGTAGCCCATTAACCACTCTACCCACGTTGGGTTCAGTTGCCCACACGCATGGGTCGCTAATGTAGGGGTATTTCTGTTGTGTTCGCTCGGGCTTGCATTGTCCTTCCAGTCTCTCGCTTTCGGAGTTGGAAAGTGTTTCGCATACGTTACTAGAGTCCTCTCTACTTGCTTCTTGCTCTTTGGGTCGTATTGCTTTGCCGGTCCTCTTGCTGAGTCCCAAGCTTGTGGCGTTGGCCAACACTCTGGGTGTATTTGCTCCCTCAGATTCGCCGGCTTTGTT